AAGAAATGTACGAAGTGAAGCAGTCGGGCAGGGAAAGACCTTGCTATGACCGCAAACTCAAGACATTTGCGGCTATCGATTTGGGGTGGAGTGACGACACGGCGATTTGGTGGTTTCAGGTGGCGGGTAAAGAGCTTAGATTCATTGACTGCTACAGCAACAGTGGTATGCCTATCGCGCACTACCATGACATTTTGCAGAGTAAAGGCTATGATTACGGCGAATGGCTGTACTTGCCGCACGACGCGAAGGCTAAATCACTGCAAACGGGCAGAAGTATCGAGGAGCAGTTTAGGTCGCTGGGTTGGTCGCCTAGAATTGTGCCAAACATATCACTTATGGACGGAATACAAGCCGCTAGGTTATCATTAGCAAACTGTTGGTTCGACCCAAGCTGCAAAGAAGGAATGGAAGCGCTAACACAGTACCAAAGAGAGTATAATGTGGACAAAAAGGTGTTTAATGAACGACCTAAACACGATTGGACATCTCACTTTGCTGACGCTTTCCGGTACGCGTGTCTTGCATGGCGTGAACAACGACCAGACGCAGCGCCAAAACCCAAAGCAAAATTCTGGGAAGACCAGTCCTTAGAGGAGTTGTGGGAACACAGCTCGAAACGTAGAGGTAGACGAATATAATGAGTGACAAACTATCAGCACAGCCTTGGCACGACGAAATATCGCGCTACCAAGAAGAATATAAGAAGTGGACAGAGCGTGGCGAGAAGATTGTCAAGCGCTACCGCGACGAGCGTAAGGACGCAGAGCAAGCGGACGCACGATTTAACATTCTTTGGTCTAACGTACAGACGCTAAAGCCGGCAATTTACGCAAAACCGCCCAATCCTGACATTTCAAGACGTTTTGATGATAAAAATGACGCCGGCAGAGTAGCGGCGATGATTTTAGAGCGCGTTCTTGACTTTGAGATTAAAGAATACCCCGATTTTCACGATACACTGTCTTGCGTGGTGGACGATAGGTTGCTTCCGGGCAGAGGCGTGGCGTGGCTACGCTATGAGCCTAAGATTGAAGAATTTGAACCGTCAATTACCAATTATGCGGAGATAGGTGGGGAAGAATACTCACCTGAACGCACACTGGACGAAGAAAACGGGCTGGCGCAGACGGAAGTCTACGAACACGTTGTGTCTGAAACGACACCGGTGGACTATGTCTATTGGCAGGACTTTGCGCATCTCCCTGCTCGGACGTGGGACGAGGTGACGTGGGTTGCGCGTCGCGTCTATATGACGCTGGACGAGGGGGTAGACCGCTTTGGCGACATCTTTGAGAAAGTCCCGTTAACTAACACGTCAAATCGTAAAGACGGCGACAAAGAAACCACTAAAGCGGATAAAAAGGCGGAAATCTGGGAAATCTGGTCAAAAGCAGAAAAATGCGTCTATTGGATAGCGGAGCAGTACGATGTCATTTTAGACCACAGAGATGACCCGCTAGAGCTTTCAAACTTCTTTCCCTGCCCTAAACCTTACTTTGCCACTACATCGACAGGGACGCTGATTCCTGTAGCAGATTTCCTACTCTATCAAGACCAAGCAGACGAGATTGACGAGCTAACAGGTCGAATCAAGCATTTAACCAAAGCACTCAAAGTCATGGGTATCTATGCGGCGGACGAGCCTGCGATTGAACGCTTGATGAAAGAAGGTAATGATGGGGTGCTTGTTCCTGTCAAAAACTGGGCGGCGTTTGTTGAAAAAGGCGGATTGCAAGGCGCTGTGCAATTTATGCCACTTGGCGACGTTGCGTCAGCACTGCAACAGCTTTATCAAGCGCGTGAGTCATGTAAACAAATCATTTACGAAACAACTGGCCTGTCCGACATCATGCGTGGCGCGTCGGTAGCGAGTGAAACCGCGACAGCACAGCAAATTAAGAGTCAGTTTGCGTCACTACGTCTTGGTAACATGAAAGACGGGTTGTATCGCTTTGCGCGTGAAATCCTGCGCATGAAGTCAGAGATTATTTGCTCGAAATACCAACCACAGACCTTAGTTGAAGTATCAGGCATTATGAACACGCCTGACGCGCAATTTGCGCAAGAGGCGATTCAACTGCTTAAAAATGAGCCTGCTAGGGTTTTCAATATTGATATTGAAACAGACACGCTAGTTGAGCTTGATAAGCAGACTGAAAAGCAAAACCGCATGGAATTTTTGACAGCGGTAAGCGGCTTTATTAAAGACGGCATTGGCGCGGTTAAAGAAGACCCTGCGATGGCGCCGTTAGTTGGAGAGCTATTGCTTTATGGCGTTCGTGGGTTTAAAGCAGGGCGTGAACTTGAAGGCGTACTTGAACAGTTTGTTGACCAAGCGGCTAAAAAAGCACAAGGGCCTCAACCGCCAAGCAAAGACGAGCAACGCACACAAGCCGAGGCGCAAATTGCCCAAATGAAGATGCAAGCACAACAACAGTCAGAGCAGGCGACAATGCAGCTTGAACAAGTGAAACTTCAAGCAAGCAATCAGCTTGAACAAGCTAAACTTGAGTTTGATAGATGGAAAACACAGCTTGATAACGACACTAGAATTGCTATTGCACAGATTCAAGCTCAAAATAGCATGAAACAACACGTCTTAACGCTTAACGCAGGAAAAGACGCGGATGCAATGACAGAGCTTGACGAAACGGGAACACCTCAAGTCAGTCAATTATTGTCAAGCTCACTAGGCAATGTTATCGACAGCGTTAACATGAACATGACTCAAATGATGACAATGGCAAATCAACAAAACCAAGCATTGCTCGACAGAATGTCTGAAATGCACAACCAAGTAACTCGTCCAAAACAAGTTGTTCGGGACGCTAACGGCAAAATTATAGGAGTCAAATAAATGGCAGTCACACTTAACACTACCTTGCGCAATTCACGCGCGGATGCAATTACCACTTTTGCTGGTAACGGCGCTAAACTTAGAATTTATACTTCTGGCGCAGTTCAGCTAGTGGAATGCGTTTGCGGAACACCGTTTGCTGGCGCGGCTTCTAGCGGAGTGCTTACCTTAAGCGCAATTACAGCAGGTACAGCAGGCGCAACAGGGACAGCAGCTAACGCAAGTATCTATAAATCAGACGGTACGACATTGGTCGTATCAGGATTAACCGTTGGCACTTCAGCTAGCAATATTAACTTATCAAGTACGTCTGTTACGACGGGTGATAGTGTGGCTATTTCTTCTGCAACCATTACGGAAGGTAACGCATAATGGCTTTATGGGATGCTGGAATATGGGACACCGCTAAATGGTCTACCATCGAAGCGACGGCGTCCATAACGCTTGATGACATCACGTTTGCTAGCGCGGGGGCGCTAACGCACAACGGCACATTAGCCGTTACGCTTGATGACGTTACGTTTGCTAGTACAGGAAAGCTAACGCACAACGGCACATTAGCCGTTACGCTTGATGACGTTACGTTTGCTAGCGCGGGGACGCTAACGCACAACGGCACGTTAGCCGTTACGTTAGCGGACATCATCTTTACTGCTACAGGCAATGAAGTTCAAACGGGAATATTAGCAATTACGTTAGAAGATATTGCGTTTGCAGCCACAGGCGGCAAAGTTAACAGCGGTACTTTAGCGGTTACGTTAGACGATATTACATTTGTAGCTGCGGGGAATGAGGTTCAAACGGGCGTATTAGCGGTTACGTTAGACGATATTATTTTTTCAGCTACAGGCTCAGAAACACCACCGTTTTTAATTGACACTAGACGCGGCGGCTTAAAAGCCAAGAAAAAAGAATACAAAAACAACAGCGCCGACGTTAAAAAAGCGATTGAAGACGCCGTTGAAGCAGTTACTGGAGAGCCTAAACCAAAGACTAAGGTTGCATCTAAAGTTGAAGAAAAGCCTGTTACTTTTGTTCAGGATTATGAAGCAATCCTCCGCATGGAAACTGAAAAAGCTGCACTAGAGCTTGCTATCGCGCAAATGCTTGAAGACGAGCGTGACGACGAAGAAGCCATACTTTTACTATTATGATTGGAGATT